ACCTGTAAACAGGTCATTTGAGGATCCCGATTAAGACTCGCCAATAGTGCTAACTCAATCATAGGATGAACGCTCCGTTCCGCGACTTACTTGCGTCCTAGACCAACGTTTGTTCACACTGACCTTCTACTTTAGATCTAAGATAACCCAGAAGATTATACTTTGACCTACGATCTAAGTTGTCATCCATAAGGATCTCAACTCTTCTCTGTAGAAACCTTTCACACGACATGTGCCACCCGTAGGGGTTGCCGTCATCATGATGGGCAAGGGTCAATGCCAGCAGAACGCTGATCATTGGATGAACGTATGGTAATTATACCATAATATTTAGTGGTTGACAACTGTATAACGTAATACAGTTTAATTATGTCGTAATGTTTTGAGATATTCCAGAATATTCTCACGGACCCACATCAGTTCATGATAGCATCTTTGATTATGAGCACACTGACGTAGAGCAGGATCTGGTTTGAGAACACTCTCAGTGAATAGATCTAGACCACGATTCCATTTTACTTCTTGAGATTCGCCGTCATTAATAACGTACTGATCTTTCATTTAATCATACCTCCCTGTTTCATGTGCTTTCATTTAATCATACCCCTCTGTTTCATGTGTTGCAGGGTTTCTTTAAGGTTACCAATATGCTCAGCACCAATAGATACCTGTGGATATGTAGCATCTGAACCAAACTCTTGTTCAAATGCACGTTGTGTAAAATGCTGATTCAAACGATACTCTAAAAATTCTCCACCCAAAGACTTGAGGAGTTGCGAAAGTCTCTCACACTCTTGACTGTCATTACTGTATATTACTGCTGTTTTCATTTTCTTTATATGTAATTATAATTCTTTTTGATGCATTACCTTTAGAATCAATGACATCTTGATAGTGAATTTCACCATTCAATATTTTACACACATTATCTAGTTGAGTTTTAACAGCAAATTTTCTAAAGTCGTCGTCAATCACGTTGCCTCCAATCATCAGGTTTATCTTGTTTGAACCAATCTACAATTTCATCTGCACCATCAAACCCCTTCTTGTAATTAGATGGGTCGGGGTCACCTAGTCCCATCTTATTCATAAAATCATCCATAGATCCCTCCTGGATGTCCTGAGCAGACTGACGACGTGCTTTATTCAACCAATCTCTAGCAGTGGTATGACGCTTGGCAAGTTTTTCTGCCCAAATCATATCATCAAGTTGTACTTCTTCTTTGTTAGCGATCTTCTTACAGATAAACTCCAATCGGAGTCTGTACTTAGTTGATAGCATGTTAGTCTCGTAGTTTAAGTTCTAGATCCTCAAGTTTATGATACTCAGCATGTGCCCGCTCTTGACGGTCACAAATGATGCTGAGGATATCATCCATAATGATATCATTCTCAACGTAGTCGTCAAGGTACTTATCTAATGCTTCTTTTAGGTATCTTTTACGATGCCACTCAGGTGAATAGGGTTTGTAGTCCATAATAAAATCATTTCTTAGGAATGTTATAAAGTTTTGGGTTAGCTCTACCCTCACACTGGGTAATGTTTTTTAAGTCATGACGATAGTGATCCCAATACCAGTCAAAAATCTCAGACTTCTTGGCTGACATAACTACATCAAATTTTGTCATGCCATCTTGAAGATATTCAATCAAAAATGCATTGGTTGGCAGAGTACGATCCTCTGCCACAGTAGGATCACAATCAGCAAAAAGTGTCTTCATGCAGTACGACCTCCCCAGTTAATTTGGGGAAATGCTTCAGAAACACATGCTTTAGTAATCTTATACTTTTTACCAAGTTGCTTATCCTTCACCAGACAGAGAACATTTGCTTCGTCCTTATGAAGACCTTCCAGCATTTGAATAAACATGTTTTCACGCCTGGACTGCTGGAGTCCATTGTTACCACCTTGCACAAAGTTATAAAGCAGTCGCGATTCCTTCTCTAGAACTGTGTGCTCAGTGCCAACGGGTGCTTCGTTAGCATTAAATGGAACCTCACCCGCTGGCAGTTCACTGATAACACTCTCATCAAAGTTCCAAATGAGGAGCATACGAAGAGCGTCAGTATTATGTTGCTGAAGAAGTTCAATCTTCCTTGCTTTAGTTTTGGCGTTGCTTACTTTTTGTAGCACTTCAGAAATTAACAGTTTCATTTTAATAAATTAGTTGTGTTTAGTCTTCGTCATCATCATCAACGACAAAACGAACAGAATATAAGTCGGATGTAATTGGATTTCCGTTATCATCAATCATTTCTGGATGATCTGATAATCTGTTTGTGACAATAGAGTTTTCGTAATACTCTCTGCCCATCCAACCAAATCCAAATCCAACAGCACTGAACAGGAGGATTAAGAATCCTGAACAGAAAAGAGCTACTGAGATCATTTGCTTTCTCCCGACTTTAAACTTTTAGTGGAGAACCAAAGATCAAGGTGAAAGTTGTACTCCCGTCCCCATAACTTCAGAATTCTTTCGGAGGAAATTCTAAAATCAGGATCATGAGATCGCTTCCTCCTTGTCATTGTTTCTACACTCTTATTTAGTTTCATTTCCATAAAGATAATCTAGTGCGTCCTGCATGTTACCAACATACTTTCCATCAAAGTAAACTTGAGGGAAAATACATCGCTTCGCTACAGGGATGTCTGGTTCTAGTTCAAGATATTCAGAGAAGGACATACCCTCACCCTCACCTTCAACTAACCTACGAACCTTTACTTCAATGAAAGGAATAAAGGACTCCAACAATACAGTTTTAAGTGTGTCACAATACTTACAGTCATTGATGCTGTAGATTTTTACTTCCATGCTTTAATTCCTTATAGTAATCCAGAAGTTCATCATCGGACATATCATTGTAATATCCTCCGAAAAACTTTGCATTTAAAACAGATGGATTCTCATCGTATTCATCAAAAAGAACAAACTGAATCTTCTTAATTAAAGATGAACGGTCCATTGTAGAAACTGTATTGTGTTCCTATTTATTCTATCAGTCAGATGGTTTCTTGTCAAGGTTTGCTGCAATGACCACAGGATTCCTCAATGCATTCTTGAGTTCTTTTCCTGCACGATCCAATGCCGATTTTAAATTCTTAGGCATTGGTTTCTTATGTTCTGTTGGTTTGAATCCTTTACTCATAATTAATACGTTACATTAAATACACATACGTTTCTTACTTTTCCTGGTGATGGCAATCTTAGTGCATGATGATAAGAACCATCAAAACATATAATTTTACCTTTCTCTGGTGTAAACTCTTCTTTAACTTCAAAGTTGTTATCAAATACTATAGTATTACCATCACAATCATTTAAATATAAGATGATAACATAATGATCAACAACATTATCTACATGTGGATCTGTATATTCATATCCAGGAATATGATATGTAAGATTTAAACATGCTCTAATAGTTTCTTTATAGGGAAATTTTTGTTCATCAAGATATTTAAATATAATATCCTGAAAGTAATTAAACCAAGGAGAGTTTGGTTGTCCACCTCTACTCATCATGGTATGAGAAAACTGAGGGAATTTATCACTAGTTGAGTGTGGACACCAGTAGTAAGGGATGTTACCTCTAGGATCTACAGGTCCATTGGAAAATAATTCTGTGAATAAACTTATGTCTGTCATAGAAACCCTACAGGTAAAAAATTTGGGCGAATTTTTTTTGCCCGATTTTTGGAATTAAACTTTGATTTTGGTTTGGAACATCGTTTTAGAGACCGACATTGAATACACTAATCCTTCTAAGATTTCCTGGCGAAGGAGGTCTTAAGGAATGCAAATACTTTCCATTGAAGATAAGCATCTTACCAAACTCTGGTTCAACTTCATGCTTAATAGGTAGTGGATGATTCTCCCAGTCAATTTTTTCATGATGCAAAGTACCACCTTCAAGTTTGTATTCATGACCATTCACATAAATCTCATCGCCTCCTCCTTGCTCATGCTCAGCATCAAAGATAACAGTGTTACCATCAGACTCATTAAGATACAAAATAGTACTGTAATGAGTATCATAGTTATCTACATGTGGATCAAAGAATTCATAACCAGGAATATGATATGTCATGTTTAAACATGCTCTAATACATCCAGCATATTCTATACCCAAATCTTTAAGTGTGGTATGAACAATCCCATAGAAAAAATCAAAAAACTGTGATGATGGTCTATCATCTCGTCTACCAAACATGTTATGTGATAGTTGAGGAAATTTATTTGATGTTGTCTCTGGAGTGTAGTACCATGGAAGCAATCTTTTAGACTTAAGATTCTTGCACTCAATAAGATCATCACAAAATCTTTGAAGTCTATCAATATCTTTGATCTTAACTTCTAAAAAATCAATCATCAGAATAAACCTCGTCTCCAAACACTAGCGTATCTAATTTAGTATTGTAGCACAAATCAAGTGCATTTTCTTTATACCCTGCAATGGGTTTTCCACCAACATTCAATGATGTATTAAGGAGCATGGGAATACCAGTAAGAGATTCAAACTCCTCAATCAATGAGTAATATATTTCAAGATCTTGAGACACAGTTTGTGCCCTGCAAGTTCCATCTGCATGTGTGACTGGTGGATACAACTCTGTATCAATCATGTCCATAACATACAACATATAAGGTGATGGGTGTGGGAAATCAAAATACTTATGTGCTTTGTCTGCTAAAACTGATGCACCAAAGGGTCTAAAGAATTCCCTATGTTTTACTTTTGAGTTAATAATATCTTTTCCATTAGGAATAGATGGATTCATAAGAATACTTCTATTACCCAATGCTCTTGGTCCTACTTCACCATGACCCTGATACCACCCAACAATTTCACCTCGCGCTAATCTTTCTGCAGTTTGCTTGATTGTTGATTTACTTGGCAATGTACTTGGTGCTTCATCGTCCTGCCAGAACGGAAACCCAGTGCAATCAAATTCTTCCTGATCATAATACTTTCTAAGAAACTCTACAGCACCAAGAGATAATCCAGAGTCATTACAATGTGGAGGAATGTATAAGTTTGGTCTGGACTTTCTAATCTCAGTATTGATTACAGTATTCTGTGCAACACCACCACTGTATCCAATGATGTCATCTACCTCTGTAAATCTGTTGAAAGTATCTACATATACTTTCTCTGTAATACTATGTGCTTTAGCAACCCAGTCACAAATTTTCTGAAAGTCTTCTGACCTGTCAATGTTAACTGTGTCCCAAGGAAATGTATACCAGGCTTGGTGAAGGTTTGCTAAGTTAAAGAAACTTTTATTATAATTCGTTGGTTTGCCATAAGCTTTCATGCCCATCATTTTTCCAGCATGATCAAGAGGATTGCCAGTCATTTTAATTGCATTCCCAACAGCACTCATGCTCATGGCGACACTTTCAAACTGTTTATTATCTTCTACTTCATAACGATGAACAATTTTATCATCTTTAAATACAGAGAAGTTAATATTACCATCACCAAAACCATCAGAAACAATAGTAACTGTTGGTTTCACACCGAGTGGCCAAAGACTAAGTGCATGACAGTAGTGATGATCTACCCTAAAGATAGGACACTCAAAACCAAGAACTCTAAACAGTTTAATCTCAATAAAATTAAACAGATCAGACTCATTATATTTTAAATTAGTATGTGCAAATTGATCAATACTAATAGCAATAGCATCTACCTCAGCAGGATTCACATTCCATTTCTTAATGGTTTGAATCCATGTATTTAAATCACCAAGACCATGATGTTTTGTCTGATAGTTTCTTTCACAGTTAGTATATTTTACCTTCGCACCATCTGTGTAGGTGATATTAGAATCATGATCATCTAACCTAAGACCTATAAATTTCATACCTACAAAAAAAGAGGGTTGCTACACCCTCTAATTATAACAGTTTTAAAGTTGTTTGTCAAAGAGCATTACCACGGGGAAGAACTTCCTCGGGGAATACAAATTGTTCGTGTGGTTGATCAACTGGTGCCAACCAAGAACGCAGACCTTCATTCAAGAGAATGTTCTTCGTGTAGAAGGTTTCAAACTCTGGATCTTCTGCTGCTCTCAATTCTTGAGAAACAAAATCGTATGCACGAAGGTTGAGTGCGAGTCCGATAATTCCGATGGAAGATGTCCAGAGACCCATAACAGGAACAAACAGCATGAAAAAATGCAACCAACGCTTATTGCTAAACGCAATACCGAAAATCTGCGACCAAAAACGATTAGCCGTAACCATTGAGTAAGTCTCTTCTTCTTGGGTTGAGTCAAATGCCTTGAATGTGTTTGCTTGTTCACCATCTTCATACAATGTGTTCTCTACTGTAACACCATGAATAGCAGAAAGCAATGCTCCTCCTAGTATACCAGCAACTCCCATCATATGGAAGGGGTTGAGTGTCCAGTTATGAAATCCTTGTAGAAACAATAGGAAGCGAAAGATTGCCGCCACGCCAAAGCTCGGCGCAAAGAACCAACTGGATTGTCCAAGTGGGTAGATGAGAAATACAGAAGTAAATACGGCAATAGGACCTGAAAAAGCAATCGCATTGTAGGGACGGATTCCGATGAGACGTGCAAGTTCAAACTGTCGGAGCATGAAACCAATTAGAGCGAAAGCTCCGTGGAGCGCCACAAAATTCCAGAGTCCTCCAAGTTGGCACCACCTGACGAAATCTCCCTGAGACTCAGGACCCCAAAGTAGAAGAAGAGAATGACCCATAGCATCAGCAGGCGTTGACACAGCCGCTGTAAGGAAATTAGCACCCTCAAGGTAACTACTTGCGAGTCCGTGGGTGTACCAGCTTGTAACAAACGTTGTGCCAGTAAGCCAGCCACCAATTGCAAGATAAGCAGTGGGAAAAAGAAGAAGTCCAGACCAGCCCACAAAGACAAAGCGATCTCGTTTAAGCCAGTCATCCAGGATGTCAAACCATTCCCTCCTCGGTTGTTGTAATGTACTTGCTACCACTATTTAAATCCTCCATTAGATTTTTTATTTTTTTTGTTAGGAATATCTAACAC